GATGCACTTCATCGATGACCCTCTGACTGTCGTTGAGGTGTCAAACAATAGACCAGCAGTCTTGAGGAATGACAAGGGTATGCTGACCTTTGAGAATACATCTGATGAGTTGGTTCTCGTTAGACCTGAGAAGAAAGAGAGAGTCTTGAGAGTCACGGAAGGCAGAGTGGTGGAGCCCCAAACAGGAGCTCCCCCGTATATGGTATGGACGGTATCAGCCAGAGACGGCACGAGCTACTATCCAATAGGAGAGCTGGAGTGCATCAATCACATGGTCGAGAAATACGTCAAAAGGCACATTGAGTCTGAGTGGACGGTAGAGGCCAATGAGTCAGTCAAGATAGACGTGCCGTGCTTCGTTGAAGTGGCGGTGGATGCATCTGGATGGGGTGAATACGGGCCATATATCTCTGGCTCAATAATCAAAGGCAGTCCGTCCTCTGGCATATCTGATGTCATCGGGGTGGAGGAGATAGGTTGGAATTAACTTCAGCTCAAAAGGACTTGATAGTCTTGGCATCTCATTTACGTGCAGGTATCAAATGTCAGATTACCAAAGATAGAGCCTGTGGTTATCTAATCCGCCCAGAAATCTGGTTCATTAAGATGAATGAACCGATCAATCGAGCTATCGAATCTCTAGGCATTGAAGTCCGAGGGACGTATTCAGGGTGGAGAGAAATATCTTCTATTCTGGATGCAATCACAGGCTTGGAGGAGCTTTCCCCCACGCCAATGGGGATAGAAAACGTCAGGAAATTGAATGGTCAGATATTCCAGCCAACCACGCATGAAGAAGTATTGTCCACAATACAAAGCATCGAAGAGCTTCTGAGAATGAATGCTTAAGTGGTAAATGGTAATCGGAGCTATCCCGACTGAGTGGAGGAATGACGAGAATGACATACAAAGATGAAGTGAAGAAGACAGCTGAAGAAAGAGGGGTGACTCAAAAGGAAGTCGAGGCAGGTTTTGAAGACTGGCTCAAGACTTCTCTGGGTGACTTGTGGAAGGCCCGTGGCGAGACTTTGAAGGGTTGGCCAGCGGAAGACAAATTAGACGTATTCAGGCAGTATTACGCAGCTTCTGCACGTAGAGGCGGTAGCAGTAGTGGATCAGGAGAGACATGGGTCGGCATGGTTGTTGGCTACATGGGACTCAATGACAACATGAGACAACAGAGAGAAAAGGCCAGAGACGCAGCTGAGATTAACCTCAACAATGCACTCAAGTTTGGTATGCAACACAATGAGAGGACTGTTGGCATCGGACGTGTCTACTTTGACACAGGAAATTGGATAGCTGTGGATGTGAGCGATACCAAGCTATACACCGAAGCTGGGTCGCAGGAGAACCCACCTAACTGGGCTATACCAATCAACAACGGCGTTGCATACGTCTGCATGATTAAGGAGGATCGAAGACCAAAGGTCGCATATCTATGGAAGAGGAGATGGGTAGTAGTCGTCAATACGGTGGATAATTTCCTACTTGAAGGGCCACAGAGTCCGATGGTGCTTGAGTGCTCCTTTGATGCGGCTCAGACAAAGCTAGTCATGAATGTGCCAATATCATTCAAGGCTGAAAGTGGGACAGCATGGGGTTCTGACGAGCGTATTCTTGAAGCTCGCAACCTTGACCCTAACTACGGCCTTGACTGGGTTCCAGAGAGTCATCTAACAAAGGCGAACGCAATGTTCCAGCCTGATCAATTCATAGCTCAATTCATGCCGGTGTGTGCTCTTGAGGATTACATGGATTACCACGACAAAGCCAACAATAAAATCAGCCTACGCAATGGTGGCGAAATCGGACCTATCTTTGCTGTTATGGGAGAGGTAGACTACATCAATTCAGACGGCAAAGAAGACCAGTATGCAGAAGGAGGCTCCAAGCACCCTATCGTCCTGACTAATCAGAATCTCAGGAGAGAAGACCCATCTAACTCAGGCGTATGGGTCAATCTCAACCATGCTCACGTCAAAGACCATCATGCACATCAGGTAAAGAAGGATGATGGATGGTATGACTACCAGCAGGGCTCAAGAGTATGGTGTGTTATTCAGACCAGAACATGGGTCAGCCAGACAGGAGACATCAATTACAACATGGAAGGCTTGAACGTATATGCTCTGCCCCTGCGATCAATAGTATCACCAAAGCCAGCCGCGAACACCAATGATGTTGGGCAATTCGATGATTTCGGAACAGGGCCAGCCAAGGACAAGTGGGCGGGATTGCCGTGAGCGGGACTGGATTCTTCGATAATTTCGAGTCTATAGACACCAGCTCGGAGAAGAGTGCTCTCAACAAAGAGAAGAAAGCTCCGGCTCCTCAAGTGAAAGGACCTACCGACTATGCTGACTCAGGACACAACACGGGAATCGAAGTGAAAGAGCCTACCGACTATGGACTACAGCCTCAAACAGTCCCTACAGGGTTCCAAGAGCCCCCGAAGGACATAGCTGATCGAGCAATGGATGCCATGCCACCAGAGTTTCACAAGAAGGTGGAGGAGATGAAGGAGGATTTCGTGGAGAAAATCATGCCAACGAAGTCTCCTGTTCCAGAAGGAAGCTGGATGGCAACGAGCACAAATCCAGCATGGGCACAAATCAACGCTGCCCGTGGTAGAGCTACTAGAAGTCACAAGCACGTCTTATGTGGCATAGCTGGGCCTCCCAAGTCAGGGAAGTCTGGACAGGTTCTCGATTCTTTGACGGAGGAGGAGAAAGCCAACGGAGCTGAGATACACCACATCGATTTCGATGCAGGAGGAGAGAGCACAAAGGCCGCTCACCACAGTGGATCGAAGAACATCGTTGTTCTCAATCCGTGGGTTATGAATGACAAGCCAAGCAGAGTCCCGTATGACTTCCCTGCCAGCTATCAGATGACCATCGATTATCTGAAGGCAGCTATTGAGATGGCCGACAAGCAGATGGAGTATTTCGAGAGGCATGGAGAGATGCCTAAGCCATACCTGAAGACAGTCGTCTTCGATGGAGCTGATCACTGGCTCAACATCTGTGAGACTACTATGAAGGTGGATGACCTCGGTCTTGGGCCTGATGGCATAGCCACAGCTGGTAAAGCCACGACTACTCAGATTGGGCGATTCAATTGGAATATCAGGAAGAATCGATACAATTCCGCACTCACTGCGTTGCAGGAGCTGTGCAGGAGAGGCATTCATTGCTACATCATCACGCACATGAAGTCAGCATACGACAGTGCTGGTAATGAGATAATGGGAGCTGAGACTCCTCACTGGCTCAGAGATACCGAGGGCTGGCTACAGCAGATGGTAGTGGTCGAAGTGGACGAAGAGAGAGATGAGCGAGGAGAGCTGACAGGAGTCGTTGAGTCCTATGCAGTCATGACACAAAACAGAACCAGCCTCAAGGCCCACGGAAGGGTCAAGCTGTTCCGCAGAGACAAGACTGGCGGAGAATGGTATGGATGGCCGGGTCTGCGTGATGGATCGTTTGAGCATCCCGATGATGTAAAGGACGATAGTAGTGAACCCTCGGAGTGAGGGGGATGTCTACGAAGACTGGCATGGTAAGCTTCTCTGGGGGCAAGGACAGCACTGCGATGCTGATTCGGCTCTTGGAGCTTGACGACCCAGAGATGCCAGTCACTAGAATCGTGTTTGCTGATACTGACTTCGAGTTTCCTGAGCTTTACGAATACATAGCTAAGGTCGAGAAGTATGTTCAAGATAGATTCAATCCTGAGTTGAAAGTGGAGTTTGTCAAATCTCCTCGATCATGGGATGATTGGTTCTATGGAGAAATAACTCGTGGAGCCAACAAGGGTAAGCAAAGAGGAGCTCCGCTACGTGCGTATCCGTGCTGGTGGGCTAGAGAAGCTAAGGTTCAGCCTCTACAAAGGGCAGGAAAGGACGCAGATGTGATATACATTGGTATAGCTAAAGACGAGGAACATCGCACTCGCAACAGTGGGAAGCACGGCAAATCGGGTAAAGACCATACAGAAGACCCACGCAATGCTCGTAATAGATACCCTCTCGTTGAATGGGGGTGGTCTGAGCAGGATTGCTTTGATTATCTGGACAACCTTGGTCTCATGAATGAGCTGTATGTCAATTTCACACGTCTTGGGTGTTTTCACTGCATTAAGCAACCAGCAGAATCTTGGTGGGGTGTGTGGCGTGGTTATCCTGAGCTGTGGGAGATAGCTAAGGAGTGGGACAAAGAGAGTCTGAAGATCAGCAATCACGGTCTACGTTCAATGAAAGAGGGAGACGGGTGGACGTTAGAGGAGATGGAAGCTCGATTCAAGGCAGGAGAAGTGCCCAAGAGCCGAACCAAGTTTGACTGCTCGTCCTGCGATGCTGTCAGATTCGTAGCTGAAGGGCAGATGACACTGGAGGATTTCGTAGACACAGATGATAATGCACATGAGCGAATGGGTCTGATCGATGAGGAGACTCCAGCTTGTGACATAGTATGGGGGACTTCGGATGACGATGCAAATTAGAGAGCCCAGAGCTTACCCTGTTCCGGGCAGGGAAGGGCTGAAATCCACATACTCATGGCATCCCGGCCTTCCATCTAACATTATACCAAGGATATCGAAGTCATCATTGAGTGACTTCACCTTCTGCTCTCAGCAGTATTTCATCAAGAGGGTTCTCGGTGTCAAGGAAGAGCAGAATGACGCTATGATAAGAGGTAGCAATGTCCACGATGCGACAGAGGACTTCTACAACGACATGAACGTGAGCTATGCCGCATCGATGCGGTCATACGGCTTTGACAGGGTTCTGGACTACTTTGGCGGCTTCATACCCGATAACAACCCCAAGAGGGGAAAGTTTGAGCTGGACGAGGAGGGCCACCTTGAGATGCTATTCGAGGCCGAGGCCAAGAGGTTCATGGTGTCCGATCCATTGCACTTCCTACCTGTAGGCAATGAGGTATCTCTGGATGCAGTGGTTGAGATTGATGGCCAGCTTGTTCACATGACTGGTATCATTGACCGTATGTTCATGGATGAGAATGGAGATATCCACATTCACGAGCTGAAGACAGGCAAGTGGAAAGACAAACCACTCAAATGGAATGGCATGAGAAAGGAGATGGCATATTACGTGTATCTACTAAGTAAGTCACAACACCCTAAGCTGGGAGGTCTTAACACAGCGTTCTGGGGTTGGGATCATACAGGTGGCGATATCATATTCAGGCACATAGAAGCCATCAAGACTGGAATGGTGTCTAAGATGCTCAAGGATGTCGAAGCTCTGCTTCGAGCACATAAGGGATACACAGGTAGAGAGTTTGGTCCTTCCTTCCCCTTGATATCTGACTACAGGACAAAGAGCACCTGTGAGCCATGGTGCAAAGTGAAGAGCTTCTGTCCGAGATATGGGAGTGTATCTATACCGTATGAGGAGGAATGATCATGGCAAGCATATTCGATGGGTATCCGAGAGAAGTGGATATGCGTGTCAGGAGGGTCATTAATTCTAAGAAGGACTTTCAGAGATACATCAACAACACCAACGGCAAAGCGAATATGACTGTGACTGTCTATCCATTCAGAGAGCTCAAACCCGGCGGCAATAGATGTGAATACACTACAGCTATCATTCCTCATTTTGTCGTGGACTTGGACAAAGGCAGGGCCATCGAGCAATTGCAGATGACAGAAGAAGAAGCTGGACAGCGTTGCACAGAGGATACTCTGAGACTGTCTAACTATTTGGCTAAGAAAGGCTGGAAGCATTCAGTCTTCTTCAGCGGTGGAGGGTATCACATCTGGGTTCTGTTGGATAGAGTGTATGATCTTCCTCCTGACCAGCTGAGCGAGCTCTTGTTCTCTGGACGTGTCGTGGTGAATAGATGGGTCAAGGACATGGGTTTGATTTCTCTTGATCCAGTGGTGTCCTTCAGACCCGACAGACACATCAGAGTGCCTAACACATACAATGTGAAAAGAGGTCTTTGGAGCATACCAGTAAATGAGAAGTTGCTTGAAGAGGGATGGAATAAAATCACTGAGAAAGCGAAGCAGCCTTCCGGGGGTCTATTTGTAAGAGGAACAGAAGGTATGCCCCTTGAGCTGGTAAAGAGAAGTGACGTAGAATACAGGATGTCAGGACTGACAGGATTCTTTGGTAAGTTTGACGCCGCCGAAATTGCGGTGGAGATGAAGAACGTGGATGGTATTCCGATGCTACCATGTCTGAAGGCGGCTTGTTGTGAGAAGGGATCGAACCCACCACATCAACCACGAGTCTACCTCATGATGTATCTTCTCGACTACTTCAGGAGATTCTCCAGACCACCTCAAGACAGCGACACACCGAACAAAGAAACTGTGAATAAAGCTCATGCATTCATCGAGTCACTCGGCTGGGCGGATTACAAACCAGCTGTCACACACCAGATGCTTTCTCACGGTGCATCGAGATACTATCTAACTCCCACTTGTCCTAAGTTATTCAATGAAGGCTTATGTGTGGGACGTTGCCCGTTCTATGACGGTAAAGGAGTGTAGACTATGAGTGAAGACATCGATGAGATAAGAAGAAAGAAA